AGAGACTGAGTGTGTGCTCTGTTGGCTCGCTGACACCTGGGGAGCAGATGAGGCTACGATCGATGAAAGCTGCTGATGCTGTTGGTCTGTCATGGCGCGGTAGTTCTCCTAATTCAACAGTAATATCAAACATGAACAAGCAATCAAACAAACCTTTTAAATTTAACCATAAACCCCCTTAAACATACCTATGAAAGAAATAACAAATTAGCTAAAAATCCAAATACTGCTCCGCCACCTGCTCAAACGTCTCACAGCCCAAAACCTTCAAAACAGACACCTGAAACCGGAAGACTCTACCATACGCGCGTCGCTGACCCTTGGAGAACTCCAGGGAGTCCACGTCCATCTGATGCAGCTGCGTGCCAGTTCCTAACAACACTAAAGCCAAGCTGGCTGGGTCGACCTCTGCACCAAATATTGACTGAGCCCACGGGTAAGTCTGATGGTAGTACTCAACCAACCAACCTAGGCACTCCAGCTCCGTCCATGAGCACAGCTCTATGAGCCTGTCACCGAGTCTGTAGGCGCTGTAAGCCTCGCCAGCGTATGACAGATCCACGAGGTGCTGGGTCCCCTGGTCAAGGTGGTACATCGTCTTGAGAGCCAACAGCCTGGGGTTGCGGTACGCTCCGTGTGAGGTAATGTAGTACCCGCAAAAACTAGGTCTGACTGTGTACTCCACCTTGGCTACGGTGAGGAAGTGCCTCTTGATGCGGAGCCAGAGGGGTGAAAGAACCAGCCTCCTGTTAGCGCTCATGTCATCGCCACCCACGGCCAACGGGACGCCCCGAGGTAGGTTATACATGAGGATGGTCAAAGCGAGGTTGTAGTAGGTGTTAAAGTCGTAGGTACCCGGCTCGCCAGTGTCGCGGCCCGTTTGCTTGAGTCCGATAACGGAAGAAATGATGTGGGTCTTCCAGAACAAGTACAGCTCGGGTAAGGTGCGGCAATCGCCCATGAACTGGTCAAACAAGGCTATGTGAGCTCTGTCAAGCCCGAACTGGTACATCAGCTTCAACTCGATCCCTAGGCTGTCGCCACGCTGAGTGGAATCGAAGTTCTCCAAGTCGCTCTCAGTGCTCTCCCGGTCGATCCAGTGCTCTCGGGCCCAACGGTCAAAATCGTCGGCTGTCTTTTCGCAGTTACAGTAAAGCTCGGCGGGGAACTTATGCATAACCTTGCAACGGAGATAGCGCACCATCGGGCCAAAGAGTAGGATAACGGCATCATGACAGGTTGCTAAACTCTGGCCTGCCTTGGCTGGCTTGCCCAAAGTCTCAAGTTTGGCCTTCAGCTGTGACTTGACGAAGTGATCAACGAAGTTGAACTTCCACAACGGATCGCCACGCTTGGTGTTATTCAGCAGAGTCTGTTGGGTCTTCGTCGTCAACTTCCGGAACTCAGTCTCAAAGATGCACTGTTCGAACAGCTCTGTGTCCAGCCTCTCGGGGAACTTCTGGAAGCCCAAGTAGCCGGCCAAATGGTCGAACAGGATCTGAGCCTTCCAGTCGGAGCTGTGAAGGTCCTCGAGATTGTCCTCAACGGAGCCAGGGGAAAGTCGCTTCTTAATGGTGACCGGGAAGAGAACTGGGTCGTTGCCTCGTTGGTTTGGGAATAACTGCTCCGTTGGCATCCCGGAGGGGTTGTGCCTCTCTGCGAAGCAACTAGTCATTCCGGCATCAGTCAGGACCTCTCGCTGCTCTCTGTAGGTCAAGCCATCCAGGGCCTGGTCTAGGATCCTGGCAGGGTCAGCTCGTGGGAGGTGGGTGCGCTCAACAAACCGGTGCTCCTGCCTCTCAATTGGCTTGCAGCTCGGCTCCAAGACGTAAGTCTCCTTGTTAAGCAAGACCTCGAGAGTGGGCGGGGCGCGATCAGTCCAGCAGGGTTCGGCGGTGGCCTGCCCGTTTGCTCGGGTAACGCTTGAGCTTGACGAGAGTGCTTGTCGCATGCTTCGAATGCGAGAGACCTTGGCCAACTTGGCGGCGCGCTTTGCTGTGGTGTCAGCGAACTTCTTAGGGTCCATGTAGACTATGTTGAACGCAGCCAACTGTCTATTGAAGAGCGCCTTGAAGTCGACCGGCCCCGTGAGTCCCATAACCGCCTTGACATCGGCGCGCGTGTTTAGCAAACTGGTGTAGCCTGGGCCGTACGACTCGACTAGAATCAGGTGGTGAGTTACACGCCCTACGGCGCTGTAAAAATCGCCTGCTGTTTGCTGTTGCAGCATTGTAGACGTCACCATGATTTGAGCAGTGTGGTAAGTTGCTCCCTGAGAACCTCCGACGTTTCTGGCGTTGTTGCCCTGAAAGTTGAGGTTGCCCGTCTCGCCGTTTGTGGCCGCGATGATGGGGTACCTGCTGTCCACCTGTGTCGTGCGGGAGACGCGTCCTTGGACTGGGCTGGTTGTTGGGATGCCGTATGCGTCAGCGATGACCTTTGGGGACCTGTGCGTCCAGAAGCAATAGTCACCGCCCAGGCGCGCAAAGCAGCGCTCAGCCTCGTTCGTGGCCTCATTCAAGCAGCTGTCCGCGTTCGGGTTGTTGAAGCGGCTCTGAACCGTGTCACCAAGCAAAATCACGTGGGATATGCTGGGCTTAAGGATGCAGAACAAGTCAACGTAGCCAGGAGGGAACAAGGACAACTCGTCGATTATCAGGACTCTGGCAGTGCGAGTGAGAGCCTGCTCGAAGGTGTTCAATGCGTACCCACCTCTGCCCAACTTTAGGTCATCTGCCCAATCTTGCCGGATCAATTGTCTAGGTGCTGACATGAGCCACACGCCCTTACAAGACTGCCAAGACTGACTCTTTCGAAGGTACTCCTTGAGTGGGGCGGACTTACCACAACCAGCACAACCAGTGATACCCCGCATGCTCACTACTCTAGGTGTGAAATGCTCATGCACGGCGTCCATGGTTTGCGTGAAGTTCTGCTCATAGCGCTTGCCCTCCAACCTCTTGATCGTCCCGAAAGTGTCGTTCTTGAACTCGCGGACCAGTTGCTTGCAGCTTTCCTTTTCCAGGGTGACGTCTTGCCAACTTCCTAGAATGGGCTCATCATGCTCGCTCAGAAAGCCGTCCAACTCGTCGAGAAACCTAGTGACCAGTGGGTTCGGAGCCGGGCGGTCTTCAGCGAGGCCCTTGAGTTTGACTGGTGCAGCGCCTGTGAACTCCCAGTGAAGCACACCGTCGTTCTCGGAATGGGTGAAGATGTACTGCTCTCCGGTTTTGAGCCCTGCGTACTTGGGCACACCGCTCACGCTGGTG